GTGTGGTTGTCCAACACAACCACATTTTCGTTTGGTTCTAACTACTTCCCAGCGAGGAGACCTCTTAGGAACCAAGAGTCACGTTGTAGTATGCGGTTGAGGTGGGCCCTACCTCAACATTCCACCCGCGACTCTATTTCCTCACCGATTGGTACTAACCATAATCTATCAAGTAAATGCGCTCGATTAATTTATGTTTAATTATGTCACCTATTTTAGCGAATCGGATGACATCACACAATTGCTCAAGCTCACCTACTGTGCAGCCATACCGCATGCACAAGGATTCAGTACCTATACGGTGTTGAGTGGCGCCGCACGATTTACCATATTCCTCGTGATACACATTGGAATTGATAAATCTTTCACTTATTATGTGCGACCGGAAGGCGTCATTAACAACATGATCGCCCCACTCCCGTCTTCCCAAGCTCACATCACTATTTCTATACACACACTTTGTCTTAAAATCACCTTTTCCTGTCATTTCTCCATAACAAGATCCATAACCTCGAAAAAACGGAGCTAAATTCATCCAGGGCTCGTAATGCCCGTTAACAATAGAACATGAATGTTTCAAAAATTGTTGTTGTTCTAAGCAGGAACACTCTTTCACTTTCACCCGATACCCAACGTACCTAGCGCCCGCAATGTAAGCATCTTTAACTTCCTGTTTAGTCATTTTATGAAATCCACGGGTACAATGCCGCAGAAAGCCCATAAAAATACAATAATTAGCAAACGTATTCATAACTGTTGTCAACACTGAGCCAGAATATAATTTGGCTTGTTTAAACCATATCTTGAACGATTGTCGCGAGTTCAATGGATTTCGAAATTTTATAGGCAATTTCAAATATGAAAATGACCTACGTAAATCACTAGTGTACACAGTACACTTACCATTCAAATCTTCGCACATAAATCGCTCAAGAACATCAATTAGCGAATAATGTGATCCGTCACATTGTTTAACATCCCCGTCTACACGCAACAATCCTTCCGAAGTCATACACGACCAGGAGCAATCGTCTGAGTGTGCAACAAAAACTAAACCGCCACCCGGGTTGTCTAATTCCAAAAATGCAGCACTCAATGCTTCCTTGGTTGCGGATTTAACAAAACGGAATTGGTTGCCGTTGTAGTAAAACGGGACTTCCATGGCTTCTTTGAAATCATCAATGCACCATGCACCAACTGAAGTGCGCATGGGCCCCAAGTCTCCAATGCAACGTTTCTTACCATTGGC